AGGAACCGATCCTTGACCCATCGGTTTCTTGTCCAGCAGATGATGCCGCAGTCGGTTGCCATCTTTAAAACGTCTTGCTTGTTCATGCTTGTGCTCCTAGGTTAAATGGATCGTGGAAATTGAACTTCGGTGCTTTGGCTTTCTTTTCTTTGACCTCCCTTTCTGTGACGACGTAGCCGTATGCCCACCCCGGCTTGTTAGAAATGACAGACTGACGCTTCATGAGTTCGCGCTTAATCAATCCTTGATCTAACAGCGGCATCAGTGAGTTGGATATGGACTTCGTTGTCATGCCCAGCTTGCTCGCTAGTTCTTTGAGCGTCACCGGAGTTGTTCTAGTCTGCATATACTGAAGACAAGCTTGACCGCGATCTTCTTTCGCTTTGATTCTCAGCCTAACAATCCCCATGCTCATTGCTCACCCCTTTCTCTGATGGCTGCGGCGATTTCAGCTCGTCAGATATGCCTACCCATCCACGCTTTTTAGCCTCTTCGTATGCCTGCATTCCTCGTTCGCCGATGCCTACGCCGGTCTGTGTGAGTGTAAAGCGGCAAAAGCCAGTGCTGCACACGAACTCTTGTGGTTGTGGTGTGTTGTACGAGTACGGCGCATATTCCAAGGCAACTACTTGAAGGCTACCATCAGGTAGTCGCTTGCCGATGCTCACGCAAGGGATGTCTCCTGCTTTGCCCCAATCTACGCCCCACGCCACCGGCTCCTGCTTCGCAGCCTGCTCTTGCTCACGAATCTGCCAATCAAGCTCGTGCAGCAGGTCTTCAATCGTGTCGCCGTGGCCTGTTGCGTAGCCGCGTTGGATCATCCATGCAGCAACCTTCTCACGCTCTGCTGCGGCGACAAGTGCGGCGAACTTTTGTAACTCCATTGGAGTTGAGCCTGTTTCGTCATAATGTCCTCTGACTGAAATACCAGCCTGTTCAGCAAGTAGTCGGATTCGTTCGTTCATTTCTCACCCCTTGCTCTGCGTTCATTATTCAACTCCGAAATGTTCTTTAATCTTATTGGAAACATAAATCATAGCCTCATTAAAGCCTTCATAATATTCGCCCTTGGCTTCACTCCATTGACTTTGTTCTGAAATTTCGGCACATTCCTTTACAATCAACTCGGCGAACTTTTCCTGATCGAAATACCTACCATCTAATCGCTGATCCCAACATTGCTCAGCAAATTCTCGGATTCGTTTGTTCATTGCTCACCCCTTGCTCTGATAGCTGCTGCTGTCCGGCTACCGTTGCCGGGTAACAGCTCTTCGCACAACTTCGCACACGCCTCACGCTCTGCTGCTGCTACAAGTGCGGCGAAACGGCGCAGTTCATCATCCCAGTAACCATCTGTAATCCAAACACCATTCTTATCGGTATCCATAAACCCAGCCTCTCTCGCCATCTTGATAATGTCGTCTCTATCCACCGTTCTTCTCCTTTAGTTTGGCTTCGATGGAGATAGCTATTGCTCGGTTTGGAAACAACGCATATGAGGCGTAGCTAATTATTTCGTCCCGCTCCTCATCAGTCAGCCCAACCCATTCACGCTGCGGGGCTGCTAGGTAAAGCGGGAAAACATCGCTGTGATCTTTGAATTCCGCATCAACCTGATTCACTCCATCGTGATAACAAAATGGTTCCTGCCTCTCTGAATATGCAATGACTTCACGCAAATCGTTGATCGCTTCCTCTGCAACCTTTTGCGGATAGACCGTAATCATTGGCCCTCCATCTTTAGGCTTTCTGACCTGCCATTTAGCTAACGGGTCTAGGAACCTCTCAATAATTTCTAATGCGGTTAAAGCTCGTTTCATTGCTTCAGCATGTCCTTGCTTATTAGCCGGACAGTCTCTGCCTTGATTGCACTTCTGATTGCATGGTGGGCAAGTGCTCATTGATTTTTCTCCTTCAGCTTGGCCTCGATTTGGTCAAACAGTTTTCTTGTATAACCTGTGATAGGCGTATCCCCCCAAGGTCCGATGATCTCTTTGATCTCCTCATCCGTCAGCCCTACCCAAGGACGCTTGTAAAAGTATGGATGTGATGTGATTGTTACGGGGGCAGACGCATCAAAGGTTATCCTGACTTCGCACTTGCAGGTGCTGGCAGTTCCAAGCTCCCAGCGTTCACCGCACTTGTAGCATTCACCGTAGAACATTGTTCTTCTCCTTCAGCTTCGCCTCAATCGCACGGGCAAAAGCTTCTACGTCAAACGAATCTTCCCAATCCCACCACTTCTTACCTACAATATCCCAACGCTCCTCATCCGTCAGCCCAACCCACTCTGTCGGTGCGCGGTACAAGGCCATACCAACAGGCAAAACAACAGCGGGGTCGGTTGGTTGTATGACGCAATGTCCGTTATGAAAGCCCGTTATATGCGCTACAGGTTCTTGTTTGCTCATTGCTCACCCCTTGTATCTTCCCGTGGCATCTTCATGATCCCCTCATAGGTCCCTGGGTAGTGTTCCCTGAGCCTTGCTCCAAGAATCCTCAGCCACTCGTCATCGCCGTCTAGCTCTATCTCCAGGTCTTCCATGAGGTCCACTATTTCTTTCCGAGTGGCCCTTCGCTTGCCGTCAGTGTCGTCTTTGCTCATGACCTCACCTTTTTAATAGCACTCCAATTGCTCCGACTCATCGTGAGCCGGTGTTCTTGCTGCGCTTGCTGTTCAACAAGCACCCGCTTGTCTTTGTCCATGGCGCGTATAAAAGACTCCCTTTCCCTACCTTCTTTTTTCCAATCGCTTGGGGTAAATAGCGTGTCCATGCCCCCGCGCGCAAGCCACATGACCAGTTGATCCTCGGTCATGTTGCTGTCCCAAAGCTTCTCATTCAACCGAGGCAAATATGCCGCCACATACCGCGTCACAGTACATCTCAGTTGCTTTCCATGCCGTGGTGTGCGCTTCAAGGCATTGAGCCTTGGGTAGCTAATCTTCTCCCCTTGGACAAACATTCTGACAAGGACGTCCACATATCGGACACCCTTGTGCCTGAACGCCTTGATCAGGGCCCGATCCCAGAGCTCCTGGAGCATGTCCTCGTGGGCTTCTTTAAGAAGACCTGATAAAAGATCATTCATCGCCTTTCTCCTTTCTAAACACTCACTACTTTACCTCATCGGTCCAGCTCCGTGGCCAAAGATGCTCGGACTGCTTCTCTGCACCCAGCTCGATGAGCTCAGTGGTCGTATAGACCTCCCTAAGCTCCCGTGATCCTGGTCCAACCCAACGGTGTTTGTCAACATAGTGCGGGAAAAACACAAGGCCCTTGAGCTTGAAGACCGGCTGCATGACCGTCTCTGCCATCTTGTTGCCGATGATCATACATCCTCCGCACGTTTCAAAAAGCTCGGGTCTTGGGCCATGTGCCGTAGTTCAATCGACTCGATAAGTCTTGTCAACTGGCGCACCAAGCGCCAGTTCTCATCTTCCACGGCCATGACAAGCACCGTTTTAACCGTCTCAATGGCATGTTCCATCGTGTTTCTCCAGTGCAAGATTGATATCCAGGGAAGCGCTGATGCCTGAGACGAAATGCTTCATTATCTGTTCCTTGGTCATTTCGCCTGCGTCAACAACACCCGCACCCATAAGCCCAAGCAACCACATCATCACCGCCACGCACTCATCGCCGTCGTAGTCATCTAGCAGCTCGTGCATTTTTGTCAAAAGCTCCTTGGATTCGTCAACCCGAACCGCTGTGGGCTTCACAGCACCCTCCCTTGCAGACGCTCAGCCACAAGCCTTGCGTAGCCTGCGATGTCTTGCCAGCTGTCAAGGTGATTTGGATCGCCGTTGATGATCCGGGCGATCTTGTGGCAGATCATGTCCAAGGCTTCGATCTGGTCATCAGCCAAAGCCTTGGACCGTGAGCCGAGTTCCTTGTAGATCACACCTTTTAACGACTGCACGATCTTTGATAAGGCCTCAAAGGTCCCATAGTTCTTGCCACGCTCATCCAGCAAAGCCTTGACTTGATCAGCGCTCAGTGCGTTCGGGTTTAGAGCAATCTCAGACAACGGCACGATCGTGGTCTTGGGCTTGCGAGGGCCGAGCTTGCGGCCTTTCAGGGGCGAAGGCTTTTTGTTTTTTGTGCCTTTGCGTCGGCCAATGCGCTTGGGCTGTTCATTGAGGGCTGTAACCTGTTCCATGTTGTTTCCTTTATGCGTGGTCGTTAGGGTCAAATAAATCGGGTTGCTGGGGCTTTAAGCGACGCTCAATGGCGTCGATCGTCTCTTGCATCTGCCTAATCAGTTTGATGAGCTCGTCCTCATCGGGCGTGCTGGGCTCAATTTCATTGGATGCCATGTTTTTTCTCCACTGCGCGAACAAAGTCGATCGCAAAAAGTCCTGCTGGTTTCTGATGCCTTGCACATTGCATATAAATGTCCCAGGCCTCTTCTTCGCTCAAGGGCTTGTGGCCCGTGAGCCATGAGCCAAGGCGCTTGATCCATTGTCTAAGCATGCTCCTGCTCCGACAAAAGAACGTAAGCATGCTTCAGGCGCTCGGCAATGCGATCCAGATCTAGGTCTGCAACGCGCTGACGCTCGGCTAGGACCTTGGGGTCCTTCCAAGGCGGCAATTGACCTAAGCGTTCCCACTCAAGAATAAACGTACCTAAGACGTTGGTGGCTTCTGATGTTGTCTTGACCTTCATTTCATTCTCCTTTCTGATTAAAACGGTGCTGGCTCCATGTCTTCCAGCGATTTAACTCTATCACGCTTTCTTTGTTTCTTAACCCAGGCAATGATCTTTTTTTGTTCCTCGGGGGTCCTAAATGGCCACTTCATTTGTTCAGGGCTGAGGGGGAAATCATTAATCCCCTTTTTCTTTTCTGTATGCATTGTATTCCCTCAGTAGTTTGTCGTGCATAGCCTGGAGCTTGTGCAGCCGGTCATCAGCCTCGGCCCACCGAAGCTTCCAAGTTCTGGCAGCTTCGATGTGGTTAACGGCGTACATGATTGTGCGGGCATCTTCACTGTCTTCCATGTACTCAGCCATCAGCCGTAGTCGATCAGTTAGATGTTGCACGATACTCCTCCTTATAAACTTCTTTGACGTTGTCTCTAAATTTCTCAACAACATCGTGGAAATTGTTCAGCCTGCGTTCTGTCTTGAAGTGTCCAAGCCTATCGGCCATGACAAGAGAAAACATCGCTGCTGCTTTGAGTCTTAGGCACTCATCCTCTTTCAGTAATCTATCAATGATCCTAGCAACTTCAAAAGACTTCTGAAGCGTGAAGTTGTGGGCATCGTCATCCAGGTGATCCGGGTCCATTGTCATTTCTCCTTTCTAGGTTAGTCAATAAGTATGTGCAAAGATTCAATAGGTACTGGTTTTGTGCTACCTCCATCTCCCGCCGTAACCGATCCCGGCAATTCTTGTAGTAAAGCAGATTTGCGAGCAGGCTTTCTTGGGTTAGTTTTTCGGTGTTCAAGGATCTCATCTTCCAAGTTAATGATGGTGCCCTCATCGAGGGCGTGAATAATGTTGACGCGTGAACGCTTTTTGCGAAGCGCCTCGGGCGCGTGATCTAGATCCAACCAAACTGCGGTGATGTCAATTTGTTCTGGAAGGTCAAGCAAGGGCCGTGGTTCAAGGACCTCGTAGGACACATCGACTTCAATCGCTGGGAGCGTCAGATATAAACCGTTGCGCATAAACTTTCTCCATTTCTAAGGCTTTCTCGGGGTCAATCGTGTTAAGTGTACGTATAAATTCCGCGTAGATCAAGCGTTGAACAATAGAAGTTCTTGTTGTTTGATGAAAATCTGTCATCTCCGAGAGCATGGCGTAGATCTCTAAAGGAATGGTGACCGTGTTCCACGGTTTGTTTTGTCTGCGCGAGGGGGAGTCTTTTTTGCGTTTGATCCGATACCAAACGCGTGGGCGACCTTTCTTTGCCATACCTAGTTCCCAAAAAAAGGCCCGTGAACCACGGGCCAAGTAGCGTTGGGAAGACGCTTAAGGAGACACACACGAACAACAGTCCTCATCATACGGCTTCTTTTTCTGTTGGTAAAGGCATTCATCCCATGGACGCTCCCCAGGTTTCCCCTATTTCAACATCGACAACGGACGGTACTTCAAGCTCAACGGCTGTTGCCATGATGTGAGCCGCCTCTTCTGCCTCCTCGCGCTTAGTAACCGACAGCGCCAGCTCATCGTGTACCGAAAGTAATAAGTTAAACCCCGCTTTATGTAACTCGATCATGGCTTTTTTGGTTTGATCAGCGGCGGACCCCTGAATCAATCGATTCAATCCTTTATAAGTCATCGCACGCTTGATGCGTGGGCCGTACTTGGCAGCTGCCTCTTCATAAGGGAGTGCCTTGTGAACGCCCCATTCGGTGGGTTCCCATAGGAGGAAGCGGCATTTTCTGCCAAGCAAGGTGCGGATAGCGCCACCTGAAGCACGGTTCTCGATCCGACGCATCACGGCGTCCACCGTGCCGCGCAGGAAGGGTACGTTTTGGTGGAAGTTGCGGATGAGATCTTCTGCTTCATCAAGAGGCAGATCGAGACTATTAGCAAGCTTTTGTTTTCCTAGGCCGTACATCAACGCCAGCCCGATAATTTTTGCAGCTTTGCGTTTAATGTTGGCCATATCCGCAACCATCTGATGGAAGTCAGTGCGGGGGTTGGCGTGGTATGTGGAGACCATGCTGTCTGCGCCAGGAAGACCAAGCAGGCTTGCATAATGAACAAGCAGACGCGGTTCTTGAGACGAGAAGTCATTCGCTGCCCAAAGTTGACCTTCCTCAGGAAGAAAAAGACCTCTAATCAGAGGTCCCAACACCTCATGCCTTGCGCTTACTTGTTGAAGATTTGGGTTGGCCATAGAAAGCCTGCCGGTGACTGTACCGCCATCATCAGAGCGCATCTGGTTGATATGCGGGTGGATACGACCGTCGTGAGCGGAGAAGTCCAAGTAAGGTTGGAGGAACGTGCCGTGGGTCTTGTTCAGCTCGCGTGCTTCGATGATTTGCTTGCAGATCGGATGCTCGTGCGATTCAAGGAATGACTTTGTAAAGCTTGGCAGACCGTTCGTGGTCCGTGGGTATTGAATCCCTAGCTTGTCAAAGCCTGTGGCGATGCTGGCTGCGGCCCAGATGTCCACAGGCGATCCACAGGTTTTGCGTATGTCTTTGATCAGGGTTTGCTCGCGCTCGCGCATCTGATCGATGAGCTGCTGCGCTTTGTCGCGATTAAAGCGAATGCCACGGCGTGTGATGTTGACCAGCACCGGGAGTAGGTCGGACTCAAGCTCGAAGATCGATTCGACTTCTTCGTTGCGCAGGATAGTCTTGAAGTGCTGCCAAAGCTTGAGCGTGAGCGCTGCATCTTGTTCGGCATACTCGCCAACATACATGGCGGGCAACTTCCAGAGTTCCTTCTTGGCGTGGACGTTAAAGTCTTGTGCGGCCTCCTTCAGCCCCTGCTCTGATTTGACCTCTTTGAGATAATCGAAACCGAGGGCGTTGAGGGCGTAACTGAATCGGTTTTCATCGATGCAAGCAGCAGCGACCATGGTGTCAATGATTCGACCCCGCACATTAAATCCAGAGGCGAAAAGCCATCCAAGGTCATAGGCTGCGTTGTGCATGATCTTGGGGGATGGAAGCTCAAGCACACGTCGAATGAATCGCTCAACGATCCCACGGTCAAGGTTACCTCCACCCTCATGAGCAACTGGGAAATAGCCTCGCCATCCTTCAACAGCAATGGCGTAACCGACAACATAGCCGTCGTTTCTTGGCCATCCTGGTCCAAACCGTTCCAGGTTTGGGTCACATGTTTCCAGATCAATTGCAATCTCCTTGGCATCTGACAGATCGGGAAAGGAGGCAGGCGGAACCCATTCTGAGGTCCGTGGGAAAAGAGGCAAGGTCACAGTCGGAATCCCTTATAGCTGTTGCTTGGCAGCACCAAGTGCAGTGCTTTGCGTGTACGCGTGACGCCGACATAAAAAAGCCTATTGATATCGTCGGGGTTTGTTTCATACGACTTGGCGAATTTTGTTGATAGATCCATGAAAAGTAGAACGTTATCAGCTTCTCCGCCTTTTGCGCCATGGATCGTGGATAATTTTATCTTCGGCATCGTATTAAGTTTTACGCCACGGCGCAATAACGCAATGATGTACTCCCGTTGCTCAAGACTGATCTTGGTCAGCACCTCATGCCAAATACCAACCGTCATCAAGCCCCATTTGTCATGCAGCAGTTGTAGGTTATAGAACTGATCTTCTGGCGCGTTGGTGAGCTTCTTGAACCCCTTGACAATGAGTCCTGAGTCAAGATAAGCGTAGATCGTTTGCACCGTCGATAGCGGCACTTCACCGCCCTTGCGTAGCATCTCCCAGCCGTAGACAGCGGTGAGCACCTTCTCGCTAATGCTCCGGTGGCCGTGGCGCTCGAACAAGAGTCCTTGGCTCTTGAGCCAATTGGGCATCTCATCCAGCATGTAGTTGGCTGCGGCCATCACGAGCCACTCGCCTTGGGACATATCGACGTATGAGAAATGGTTATAAGTTTGGATGCTGCCTTCTTCTTCCCTCGATGACCATTCCTTTGGTTGGCGTTTAGTGATGCTCTTTACCACGCGCTCAGCCAGTGCGTGGACCGTGGCAGGGATGCGATAGGATTTGTCCAATACCTTAACTTCGCCTGGATAAGTTAAGAACGAATCCACATCTGCGCCTGCCCAGTTATAGATCGCTTGATCATCGTCGCCTGCCAAGAAGACACGGTCCGAGCGCTTAGCGAGATCCTTAACCAGCATCCATTGCAAGCGGGATAAGTCCTGCGACTCATCGATGATAAGCGCATCAAGCCTTGGCAAAAGATGAGGTTGCTCAACGATCATCTCTAAGAGATCGGTGAAGTCCAAGAGCCCTTGTTCTGTTTTGTAATGCCGATAAGCACGCTCCACGTACTCGAAGTGAAACCATTCGATCTGGAGATTAGACTGGTTGTAGTGGGTCTTTAGATCAAGGCCCTTGATGCGTGCAAGGTTGATCTCGTTAAGGATGGCGTTATCCGCGCGTGAGATAAACCCTTCGCCTTCTGTTTCAGTTTTGATCTCTAAACCACAGGTTTTTCCGAACTCCCGGTAGTGTTCATCTTGCATCATCTCCTTGGCGCTCGTTCCCAGGCACCGGAACGCTAGGCTGTGCAGCGTTCTGAACCAGGGAAAGTCGGTGGTTGGGTTGAGGTGCGGGAACTTTGCTATGGCTCGGTCCCGTGCCTCGTTGGCTGCCTTTCTTGTAAACGCGAAGTACCCGATCTTGTTCGACGGGGTATCGTTCGCTAGCTCTGTCTGGACCACGTTCAGCAGGTACGTTGTTTTGCCCGTACCCAGTTACGGGGGGCCGAAGACTTTCTGCGTCTTCAGCCCCAGCTCCTTCTTTAGTAGCGGTTCATAAGTCAAAACGGGCTCCCTTTTTTCATGGTGGGCGTTTCAAAGGGCGCTTCTTGTTTCGGGAAGCACGGTATGCGCCACACGCGTGTGGTGCGGCCTTTGAGGAACAAGGGTAGTGGCTCACCGCCCATGTCACGCAACCGCTGCGCCATCTTAGGAGCGCTTAAGCCTTTAAAATTATTGCGGTTCAAGTGGTCTTCGAGGTCTTTGATGCGGAAGTAAACGCGCTGTTCTTCCTCATCCACCCAAGGCCTGCCCATGAGGATTTCATCACGGTCCATGGCCTGTTGAATGTGGGTCGTAAACTCTTCAACAAGCGCCGTGAAGCGTCCCGTTACGGTTGTGTCCTCAGAAGCCTCTTGGATCTGTTCGAGTTCGACCATCTCGCGCAAGAGACTGTTGAGTACCTGTTCCCAATCCTGCTTGCGTAGTGTTGGCGGTAAAAGATTGACCTTTTCCATGCATGACTTTTGAAACGCCGCTTGGTTATGGAGACTCTCCGTGTCAAGTTCGACCCGCCTTCCGTTGATATCCAGGAACCATAATGGAGGCTCACTGTTGTACTTGGAGAGGGCAGACATTTGAGGAGAATCAGGGCCATCGGCACCAACGCCAAACTTGCGAGTACGACAAAGACCAGCATTACAAAATGAATTAATCGGCGCATCTTTACACTTGTACTTGTAATCTTTTTTTGTCAGTTGCTTGACGATCACCTGAAGCTCGCTCAATCCCAACGGTGGTCCAAAGTACTTTTGATTGTGCTCAGCAAGCTTGTCTTCCCAGTTGGTGGCCCCGGTTCGTTTCAGGTAGATGCCAACGTTGAATAGACCATTATTCCTTGTGCCTTCAGGAAAGCCTTGATTGCATAGCGTCTGAAGACAAGGCGGTCCATCCTTGATCGGCTGCTCAGGCTTTGACGGTGTCTCGGGAGGCGTGAGCGGTGCAGCTTGCACCGCGTCGTCATACAAACGATAAAACTCTTCAAGCGTCGCGGCGTTTCCATCAGGTTTAATTGCATAACGAAGGGTCTCATCGCCGCCGAAATAAGGCAGGTTTAAGAAATTGCCCGTGTCGCCACGGTCAACAAGAATTTCGCTTTGCTTAGGAAAAATCTCCCTGCCCGATTCACCAAGGATGGCGGCACATGCAGTGAGATAAGCTCGCATGTCAGCAGCGGGGATGGGTTCCTTCGTGAAACAGAAAACATGAGCGCCGCCTGACTTGCTGCGACACACAACCAGTGGAAGCTTCAACGTCTGTATGCGTTCCACAAGTCCTTTATGATCGAGGGGATACTGATCAATATCAATGCAACCCCATATACAAGAATTATCAGCGCGGATAGGAATAATGCCAAGAGAAGGCTCAACGCCTTGAATGTGTTTAACCCACAGCTCTTTAACCGGGGGCTGTCTAACCACCACGGCTTTTCCGGCTTGTTTTCCATCCCCTCGCGCCTTCTCAATCTTATAGGTGCCATAGGCAATGTCGAGTCCCTCGAAGATTGCCATGAAACGTGCGATGTCTGTCATTTCTGCTTTCTCAGAATGGGGTACTTACCGCTGGGCTTTCCCCCGGCGCATCAGAAGGGGATCTTACCGTCAATCGAGTCACCAAGCTCTGACTCGTGTTTGACCTTTACTTCCCCACGGTTCACGGATTCTGCAAATTGCTTTGCAGTTGTGTAAACCGAGGCAATTTGTTCAGAAGGGATAGAGCCAATACGCTCGATCTCCCACCCGTACCACTTGCCTTTGTCATTGCTCTCCTGCACGGTTGTCAGCCGATACATCTGACTGTATATCGGAGGTGTATACGGGCCGTTCTTGCCCATTAACTTGACCGACATCATCATGGAGTTCCACTTCCTGGATTTCTTCAGTTGCGTGGACTTCATCACAATAAGTGCAGGAGTCGGGATGCCATCATCGCCCACCACCATTACGTAGTGATTGGCCGTAAGCTCGATGTAGTTCCCATTGTCCAAATAGTCCTTGTTGTCCCCAGACACGCGGTGGGTACGACTCAGAATATCGGACGTTGCCGGATAGATCTGCACAGGTGCGCCCGACGAACCGCTGCCACGCGGTGCCCACTCAATGTACTGCCGTACGTAGGCGGTCGGAACGACAACCAAGCCCTTCTTGCCATCGAAGAGTTCCTTGGTTACTGTGTTAAAGATCATTCCAGGCATGGCACCTTCGACAACACCGATTTCATCGGAGTTGTTGGTCAGTGCCTTCAGAAAAGGAAGCGCAAAGTCATCCTTATCCATTTGCTCAAGACCTGCATTTGCATCCGCCTCAAACGTCTCGACGATCACAACTGCGGTTGTCGTGGGCTTTACTTCTGCGATTTCGCCTTTTGCCATGATTCATGTTCCTTGGTTCGTGATTAAGTTGACTTGATGCTTGCTTTGTTGCCGATGTACACGCCGAATAATTCGGTCGGTACTTCACGCCCCATGGTAAGCATCTCTTTGACCCAGGCCTTCAAGGTCTGGGGTTCTATCTTCTCGTTCTGCTCAGCCGGAAAGCCTTGCGTAGCGAGGAGACTCAGTAAACGAGCACAAAGCTCGTCTTCGCGACGGCCAAACCGCACCGTCACCGTGTTCTTGATGATGTCGTCGTAGCCATGCTCACGCAGCCATGCGTAGGCTTCTGCCTGCCGCGCCTTGCTGATCGTTGCGCTGTAAAACTGCTTCACATCGATCTTGCTGCCATCATCCATGGTGAAGGACTTAAGGCCTAACTCAGAAAACGCCTCGGGCAGTGTTTCTTCCGTCAGTTTTCTATAGTTGTCTTGTTTTTCCGAGAGCGATGACTCAAGGTCCTCGATCTCTTTTTCCAAGACTTTGGCACGCTTGGCGAGTTGGGCAATACCAGCAAGCTTGTCATCAGCAACCTGAAGCGCGCCTGCATCTTGTTCAAACATATCACTCATACATTTCTCCTTTCTGTGGAAACAAATCAACCTGAATCGGTATGTACCGACGCTCAAGCTTATCCCATTTCAAGCACTTGTACCTGCCGTGGTTTCGGCTTGCTGCTACGGCGCTCACAATGCTAATCGCCGTAGGATCCCCGATGAATAAGAGGTAGTCATCATCGGTGAATTTTTCCAACCTACGTTGAACCCTCGCTACAGTGGGGGCCACTGAAAACGAAACTTGCACGTTGTTGGGCAAGAGCACTTCGATTTCACCGAAGTCTAATGCGGAAGATATATTGTGTTGACCGGTCTCGGTCACAGCGTAGACTTTTGGCAACGTCTTTCTCCTTTCTCAGAACGTTCAGGCAGTGTACACTGCGGTTTCGGGCAATGCAAGTCCGTTAGAAAGGAGAGTTATGGAAGAGCAATACCTCGCGAATTACCCTTACCGCAACAAGCCCTACGCGCACCAAAAAGCATACCTTGAACGCTTTTGGCGCAAGCCCTTAGCGGCATTGTTTGCCGACATGGGAACCGGCAAAAGTTATATGTTAATCAATAACTTAGCAATGCTTTATGACAACGGTGAAGTTAACGCTGCGGTGATTGTTGCGCCCAAAGGTGTGTATAGAAACTGGATCGATATAGAGATCCCTAAGCACATGCCAAGGCACGTAATCTACCGTGCAGCGCTGTGGACGCCTTCTCCACGCAAGGCTGAAAAAGCTGCACTCGACGCTATTTTTGATGTCACCGAAGACTTGAAGATTTTGGTTATGAACGTTGAAGCGTTTTCAACTGAAAAAGGCAAACTGTTTGCACAGCGCTTTGTGCTGTCGCATACGGTGATGATGGCGGTCGATGAAAGCACAACCATTAAAACGCATACCGCTGCACGGACCAGGAATATTTCTAAGGTTGGCAGGCTTGCTCGATTCAGGCGGATCATGACGGGTTCGCCTGTGACAAAGACGCCGATGGACCTTTTTTCGCAGTGCAACTTCTTGTCCTCCGACTGCCTGGGCACGGATAGTTTTTATGCGTTCCAATCCCGCTTTGCCGTGGTGATCGAGCGTCGTCTTGCTTCACATTCGTTCAAGCAAGTCGTAGGTTTTCAACGCCTTGATGAGCTGCAAAAGCTGGTAAGCCGATTCAGCTTCCGAGTTACTAAAGAAGAGTGTTTGGATTTACCTGAGAAGGTTTTTGTGCGCCGCGACGTAGAACTCACCGATGAACAGCAGGTAGCGTACAACCAAATGAAGGCCATGGCGCTTGCACAGTTTTCCACGGGCACGGTGTCCACGGTCAATGCGCTCACGCAACTGATGCGCTTGCATCAAATCGTGTGCGGTTTTGTGAAGCTTGATGATGGACAGATTCAGGAGTTGCCTAACAATCGCATCCAAGAATTGCTTAATACGATTGAAGAGACATCTGGCAAGGTCATCATCTGGGCAACCTACCGGCATGACATCGAAGCAATCCATCTTGCACTGCAAAAAACCTATGGCATGGACTCTGTGGGCGTGTACTACGGCGACACCAAGCTCGATGAACGCCAGCGCGTGATTGAAAAGTTCCAAGATCCGGGGTCCATGATGCGTTTTTTCGTAGGCAATCCTCAGACGGGAGGCTATGGAATCACGCTCACAGCGGCCAGTGACGTAATTTATTACAGCAACAGTTTTGATCTAGAAAAGCGATTACAGTCCGAGGACCGTGCTCACCGGATCGGGCAAACTAACAGGGTGACCTATATTGACCTGATTGCACCCAAAACGGTGGATGAAAAGATCGTCAAGGCCTTGCGCGATAAGATCGACATTGCCACGAAAGTTCTTGGTGAGGAGATTAAGCAATGGTTGATCTGATTCCGCTTCGCCCGCTGTACAAGTACGAAATTCTTGCTCGGCAAGATGGCTCCGAGGGGCGCACTTATGGCGATCAAAAGTTGCCTAGCGTCACAAGCATCTTGGATGCGACCAAAGACAAGGCCAAGCTTGAGGAGTGGAAGCAGCGCGTTGGGGAGGAGGAAGCGGAGCGGATCAAGAACACCGCTGCCACGATCGGCACGCACATGCACAGTGTGATCGAGCGCATGGTGGCGTTTCGTGATTTAGGTCGGCCCACGAACTGGGAGATGATCAAAGGCTATGAGATGGGGTACCGCCTGATCAACGAGCAATTCAGAGATATCAACGAAATCTGGGGCTCGGAAGTCACGCTGTTCATCCCAAATCGTTATGCAGGGACCACGGACATGGTTGGGGTGTACAAGGGCAAGTCAGCAATCATTGACTTCAAGCAATCCAATAAGCCGAAGCGTCATGAATGGATCACGGATTATTTCCACCAACTCGCTGCCTATGCGCTTGCGCATGACTATCAGTTTGGCACGGAGATCGAGATGGGTGTGGTGATGATGGCCATGCAATCCGGTGGTACGCAGGTCTTTACGACCACCGGACGGGAGTTCAACGAGTATAAGACCGGCTGGCTTGAGCGCGTGGAGAACTACTACCGCAACACGGGATCAAACGGGAAGAGCCTCTGAAGCATTTCCCGCGCCTGAGGCTGCGGTTGTCCTTGAGCCTGGGGGCGTCCGGGTTGAGGGCGCTGCGCGAAACTACTCAACAGCCCACGCGATGGTGGCGCGTCGGGAATTTTACGTTGTAGCCGTTGCGCTGTTGCTTGAGCCACGGTCGGTGGTGCGGGTTGCTCTGGCTCTTGTTCACCGGCGGTAAGGCCTGTGTTAATCAAATAGCCATCAAGCGTTCTTGCAAACCTGATTTTGTCCTGCTCTGAGCGACCTTTTCGGAGCAGCTGAACCATAAAGCTTGGGTCTTGGGCAGCACGTTCCAGTAACTGACGCACGCTCTCATTAGGCATCCGATCGAGCATATCTCGCATCATGCGCGATCCAGCTGAAGCCGCTAACAATGTCGATCCACCTTCAGCAAGCCCTGCGCCCATGCGAGCACCGACCACACGAAGCACGAGATCTTCAACAAGATCAGAGTTTTCAAGTACCTGATCAAGTACTTGTTTGTTGCCCATTACCGACTGAACACGTGACATCTCACCGAGAAGCTTTTTGACATTGGCAAGCTCCCCGCGCTGCATAACGCCCGTGTCGATGAGAATGTCGCTCATGGAGGGTCGGCCCGTGGACGTAGGCTTGAAGAAGGCATCGTAGTACTGCTGGAAGTCAAACGTATCCGCGCCCCCTGCTTTCATGTAAGCGTAGTCATAAATACCTGACTTAAGCGCATCGACAAGATCTTGGTTGACCCGCGTCCCTACATCAATGCCACTGGCTTTAAGACGTGCTATCTCTTCAGGGCTTTTCATGCCCGTGCGTGCAGCTTGCACAAGACGTCGAAAGTTTTCTGATGGGTTTTTACTGTTGAGGGCGTCTGACACAACGCGCGCAGGGCTTTCATCAAAAAACTTAGCAAAGGTTGCTTGTTTCTTGAGCTTAGTTTCAATGGCGCTGTTTTGCTTTTGAATCAAATCCAACGCATTCTGTGCGCGCGTGGCATTCTCAAGATCCTGGCGTAACCCAGGAATGCTGTTCACCAGGACTTCGTTTTCGTTCAACCAACGTGACAGCCTACCCGTATTGAGCTTACCCGTCGCAGGATCAATTGAAGCGGCAGCAGCAAGGCGCGTGCCTCGTTCAACAGCATCCGACGTAGACACTGCGCGCGGTCCAGAACGATTGACGGCATCTTCAAGAATCCTGGCCCGTGGGTCGTTAGGCCCGAAGTCTGCAACGTATTGACTATGCAAGCGAGGCAGCATATCAACTGCGTTTTGGATTTGCTCCATGCGTGCGTTGATGACATCGGCGTTGCCGCTAAAGGCCCGTGAGACAAGGACCTCGGGAATAATACGATCCGCTCCAGTACGTGTTACAGCGCGCATGTCTCCTGCAAAGGTGCGAGTAAAGCTGTCGTTGAGCTCCTTGGAAAAGGCCCGCGCTGCATCGTAAGCAGGATTGCGAACTTGATCCATGTCATCAAGTAGTGCCTCGGAGAATTTGGAGTAGAAGGCGTAGTTAGCGCGCTCGCCCCTTGCTTCTGCGTCCATGGCTAAGCGCAGCATGTCACGACGTGCATTGACCAAATCGCCTACGTTGATCGCGCCACGACGAACGAAGTCTTTGCCTGATTCGATGAGTTCTTTTTTCGTGTCTTCAACTTGCCTCTTCATGCCAGGATAAGACAAATCCTTTTTTGTGATCGTCGAAAACTGGCGTTCAAGGGTCTTATACGCATCGTATAGATCAGGATTTGCTTCTTGGCCGAACTTCAACAACTGATCAGGCGATAAGTTTTTGATATTCTGTGCTTTGGAAAGACGTCCGTAGATGTCTTTAACAATCGCAGGAAACTCCCTGTTGTAGTACTCGGGCGACATCTCCGATCGGATCGTGTCAAATTGCTTAGTAAAGTTGCTTGCAACAACTGCTTGCCCATCGGTTAGACGTGTAACGGCAGCGCGAATTTGATCGCGACTCGCTCCCTGCTTACGCATGCTTGCAACGGTCTCGTTGACTTGAGCGCGGATTGCCTTGGGCACGTCGGACCAAAGCGTGTGCTCCACTTCACGTGCATCTTTCAATGCCGCGTCAACGTTTTCGCGAATGATGCGACCAATTTGCATCCGATTAACAGGCGAATCCTTGGTGATACCGGCAATAGCAACCGCTGACCGTGCGTCGGCATTAGCCAAACGGCTGTCAAGCAACTCACGGAAATAGTCTGCCCGCAAGCGAGCCGCGTCTTGGAGTGCCGTGGGGTCACCTGATCGATTCAATAGATTAATCATCTCAACGATCGCCTCTTGCGCCTTCCTGCCCTGCTCGGCAACCTTGGGTCCAAAGACCTCGTTTTGTCTGGCAAGCGACGTTTCAAGAATTGTCAAGGGTAGATCGCCCGTCTTTTGAGCAGCGGTCATTCCAGGAACAATGCCTGGATCACGCAGTGCTCTGATGAGATTAGGGAGGTAGTTGTTGTTGAACTCATCGGCCCAGCGCTCTGGATCTGACTGGCGTAGATCCGGTTTGTACTGCTCTTGCATGATTGCCATGAGGCGATTAGCCGCTCGGTTTTCTCTCTCCCCCGCAGAAAACCGAGACACACCTCGTCGAACCAAATCGGCAACAGGCATGGTTGCCATGGTGACAAGTTTGGTTGGATTGAGCAGGCCACCTACTACCTCTCCAGTTACCCGAGGTATCGTTTCTCCAGGCGCTAAGGTTTCTGCTACGCCTGCGCCAACACCTGATCCAAAGGAAGCTTGTGTTTCAAGTGCCCCATAAAGAATCGGGTGTTGCTTAGCAAACCCACCCACCTTATTCAAAAAGTCTAAAACGCGAACACCTGTTGATGGGTTGATGGTGTAGCCTAGAGGCAAAAAGGCAAGACCGCCTCCCGTAGTCTTTCCAGCTTCACGAAAAGGCTTTAAGTCCGGGTCGGTCTGCTCATCAAAAAGACGCTTAGTGGCCTCTTCGCCAATCTGTCCGCCACCAATGAGGCCTGTTGCAGCGCCAGCCAAAGTGCCAAACACAGTCGTGTAAGGCTGACCGAAGGGAATTCTTGAGCTTGCTGCAAAACCCGTGCGTGCGCCACCATAAGCACCCAAGGCAGCGGGCGACTGGCCAACAAGGCCTTCAACTAAGCCTCTAGCGTATTCCGAGGCGACATCACCAATTCCAGGCTGGACGCTCGCATCACGAGAAAAACCGCTTATGTCCTCAGCAGGAGTTCCTGTTGCCGTAGCGCCAGCAGGACGCGAAATGTCATCGATACTAAGCGGTTTATCTGCCATGACAATCCCTAATTGCGGACTTTAAATTTGTTCTCTGGAACATACAAAAATTCTGTTCCAGAAGGAAGCGCTCTTGCTTGTTCGACGGTATAGACGCGCACAGGAATCCCAATCATTTGTCGGATTCTCCTGACCTCGCTAATTTTTTGTTCAGCTTCTTGCCTTTTAGCAGCGCCTATGTTTGCCTCACCTGATCTTGAAACAGCGCCCTGTTCAATTCCTGCAATGACATTGTCCAAAGCAATCAACCTGTTTTGGAAGGCTTCCGGTCGATCAATAAATCGAGGCAACACGCTCAAGTCTTTTAAAATGTCTTCTCGTTCTGCGTTCGAAAGACGAGTGGTTTCTTGAAGACCTTTGACCATCTGGGCAACAGAGTTCTCAATTTCTGTTTTCGACTGTTCATACTTTGGATCAACGACACCGCCTACGATAGGAATCCTTGAAATGCCTGCGCGAAGCATATTCAATGGTCCGGTGCCTGTTGAAGCAAGTCGATAAAGATTCGTCGGAACAACCTGTCCAGGCTGAGGAGCAGGAACTCCTTGAGCCGTGGGCACTGGCGCAGCAGCCGTTGAAGCTGCTGCGGGAGTGGCACCTGGGGCTGTGGATGCAGCAGGGGCAGCAGCCGCCGGAGCGGTAGCCGTGGGCCGTGATCCAAGGGCCTTGGCCCGTGCGTTGACAGCGTTTTGTAGGAAAGCAGGCAGCGTGTTTTGGGTAGTAAAAGGCCTTTCTTTTTGCGTTTGCGGGTCATACATCATTACCGTTTTCGGTTGGGTGTAGTCTCTAATCGCAAACTCAAGCTGCGTAGTCTCAGGCGTGTCTGCTCCAGCAGCAAAGGCTTGGACTAAATCCCTATTAGACATCAACTCATTCATCTTCGCAGGCGTCAAACCCGTACTAGGCTTTGGCGCACTAGCCTTCATAGTTGCGATAGCTTCTTGCGTCTCACCACGGAGAATGTCCCGACCAAGCTGCTGCAACATGCCTTCACGTTTCAGCAAGGCAGCGCGTTCTGACTCTCGCTCTTTCTCTGCGGCCTGAATGCCTAAGAGCTTAATCTGCTGCGCCATCTTCTCTGCTTCCGAAGCACGCGCACCAATCTGCGCCGGAAGCTGGCTGGCAGCACCCGCAAGACGAGCAGCGAAAGAGCCCCTCAAAGGCTGGCCCGTTCGTGGGTCTACATTACCGGCCAAAGCAAGACCTGCTCCCGCGATGTCAAAAAGCATTTGAGCCTGGGACATGCTCTTGTCTTGCCCAAGCAACCTTTGATACATCTGCGTCGCATCAGCTACGCGGGACTCCATGGTCTTTGTACTGGTGGTAGCCGGAGAAAAGACATTAAACAGGGCCTTTTTAGCTGCCTCACGTTGTTCGGGGGTCAGCAGGCGCGAAGCGATGCCTGTGTCTGTCATTGCCCTTGAAGATGGCTGATTATCCTGGGCTTCGACGCCATCTTCATCGGAGCCGTCACTAAAATTTTGAACATACCCGCCCCGCGCCATACCCATCGGGGCCTGTGGCCCTTGGGCCATGGGCAATGAACCAATGCCCCCTGGAGGCATGCCATCCGGTGGCATGGGCGGCGGACCTTGGGGAGGAGGCATGGGCGGTGCAGCACCTTGCGGTGGCATGGGTGGCGGACCTCCGGCAGGGGGCATTGGAGGCATTCCTGGCGGCATACCTTGAGGCACGGCCTGTTGACCGGCAAGCACGGGTTGTAGCAATGCAAGCACCTCGGGAGGGGTTTGCTGCGCAGCGTTGTAGCCCACCATATCAGCAAGCTCCTCGAAGCGTGCATCAACCGAGCGGACATCGCCTCTTAGGTTATTCATCAGGATCTCAGGCGAATCAGGGCGTCTGTCCATGAGCTTGGCCATGTCGGACTCATCCCCCTCGTCCTCCATATCATCATCTTCACCCATCAAAATAGACATGATCCCGACTTCATCAGGATCCATTTTTCCGCCCTTGAACAAGGGCCGATCTAACACTTTTGACTTCATTGTCGTTCCTTTATCCAACAAGCCCTGTTCTCGTCGTTCCTGTTCCTGCACTTGATAAACGGCTCATGCCAGCAAGGGTACCAAGCCCCGCAATACCAAGCCCTGCGGCAGTTTGGAAGGGGCTTGCAGAGGGCATGCTACTTGCAATCAAGGAGCTTTGCGTGCTGGGTGCGCCGCGATAAATGTCAGAAACAAAACCTAACTGCTGGAACGGAGCCATCGTATCCATCATGGATGTTGCTCGGATGGCATCAAGCTGCGCCTGTCGATTGGCCTGTTCCATCGCTCCAATACCCATCATCGCACTTACATCGGCTTGACCCAGCTGTGTTGCTGCTTGGCCCAAGGCTCCTTGCTGAACGCCCAACTGCCCAATGCCCTGGCCCATTTGACCCAATGTAGCTGCACGCTGAAGGTCAATGCCTGCACGTTGCGAGGCTAATCCCCCAAGGCCCTGGCCTAGGTTCCCATAAAGGCCTGCACGTTGCGCATCAATAGCCGCCTGCGATTGAGCGATTTGAGAAGGCAACATGCCTCCCAATTGAGCCTCTTGTCCAGACAACGCGCCGTAGAGTTGCGCGCCTGCTTGTCCTAATTGGGTTTGTTGCAAGGCTTGTTGACCATACAGACTTCCCAGCCCCTGTAATACCCCTGCCTGTTGAAGCCCCTGGGCTTGTTGCGTCTGTTCCAGTTGTGCCATTTGCATGGCGGTATTTGCGTCAAAGCCTGCCTGCTGAAAACGCTGTGCAGCGGCTTGAAGTCCAAGGCCTGCCTGAGTTCCAGCAGCGCTTAATTGCCCTTGCCCAAGGGCTTGACGAAGGCCTGCTGCCTGTTGGGCGAGTTGAGCCCCTTGAAGACCATACTGTCCCTGCAAAGCTTGATTGGCTAACGCAGCTTGTTGTTGGAACTGAGCATTTTGCAATGCTTGATTATAGCCTGTTTGCTGGTTGGCTAACGCAGCTTGAAGGGCAGATTGCTGGTTCATGCCCGCTGCTTGTAAACGATTGGCCTCAGATTGAACACGTGCTTGTTGCTCGTTAGACAAGTTAGCTAATGAGGTCTGTAATCCAATCTGCCCCGCGCCCAACTGCTGCACCCCAAGCTGAGCAGCTAAGTTTTGTTGACCAACAGTTAGGCCTGCCGCTTGGTTAGCTTGCTGGGCAGCAATTCGAGCTTGTTGTTCTGTGTTGAACTGCTGTTGTGCTTGTTGATAAGCTTGTTGCAACCCTTGCGCTTGAATATCGCCAAGCTGCGTTGCAAGATTTCTTTGCGCCTCTGCTTCAACAACGCCTTCTCTTGTTCCACCAAAGGCCCCTGCACGAACTGCCTGAGCAGCACGGCCCTGCCTTGCAATATCTGCTTGACGCTGTGCTTCACGTTGTTGAATCGCAACCACGTTCTGCATGTAAGGCGACATCATCCCTTCTGCGGTTCCAGGTGCGCCAAAAGACTGCGTCGTCACCTGTTGTGCGGGACCCATTTGAAATGTTTGTAGCTGAGGGGCATATCTCGTCTGTGCGGCACTAATCCCTCCCTGTCCTACACGCTCTGCACCCACTCGATCAATGCTAGCTATCGATGCTGCTGTAGCGGTTGGCGCTTGTCCAAGTTTTGCAGCCGCCTGAGCTTGATCCGCCGCTTGTTGTAAAGAAGCAATGCCTTGTGCAAACTCGGGCCGTAAAGCCGCAGCCGCTGCTTCCCTTGAGGCCAAAGCCGCCGTGCCTTGTGCTCCTGTTAAGAATCCCCTTTCTTCCGTAAAATTTGAAGGAACTGCCGCAGACGCAGTAGTTGCTGCTTCATTCTGGTATTTATTTGCTTGGCTTAAATCTGCTTGAAGATAGTTAGGCAGGATCTGTCGAGCGTATTGCAGACCACCAATCCCGGAACGAACTTCATCAAGACCTCCACCTGCGGTGGTGCTGTAGCCCGCCATCAAGTCAGCCGCACCAAGACCTCGATTAACCGCTTCTTGAGCGCTTAAGTATTCAGGTGCAACATCAATTTTCCCGGCAAGATTTGCCGCTTGTTGCGAAAGCGTTTGTCCTTGAGTAAGAGCCTCCGACCCAGCTTGTAAATAAGGCTCATAGGCTCCAATGCCTTGCCTTGCCAAATCTGCTGCTTGGATCTGGCCTCTTGATTCTCCTGCCACCTCATAGGCAGGGAGATCCAGGGGCATGTTGTAGAGCTGACGCGCCTCTTCAATCAAGCCCATCCGATAGGCCGCGACCCTTGGATCTTCTGCGGTGTAGCCTACTTGATATTGGACATTAGGCCCTGCCGGAAGCCCTGTCAGAGGACCTGTAAGCGTTTCGGGGCTTGTTGATAATCCTGTTGATGTGCTCATGGATTACACCTTACGTTCTTCAAGCATTTTCATCATGGAGTAAAGGCGTTTTGCACCTTTTTTCCGAGATCCGTTACCGAGATTTCTTACTGCTTTGGCTGTAAACACAAATTCCCCATCAGACAACAAAGCCGGAATCGAGTCCGAGGTCCCTGTTCCAGGGCCATTGATGTGTCCTTGCTTGCGCGGGTAGGTTGTTCCACCCATCTCTAAGGCCATGATACCGCCCTGTGCGTAGCCTGGAGGACGTCGAGGCGCATAGCCCCTGGATCCTTGCAACCCGCCAAAGGTCAAGGGTTTTGCATAAGCTGGATTTGCAAAATCAAACGCGGGCATGTTGGGCGCAGCGGCGGGGGTTTCTTTGAATCCTCCCAATGCTGCGGTTCCGACGAGTGCTGCTCCAGCAAGAGGAGCGTACTTAGCAATCATCCCAGGCATTGCTGCGTCATAGGCTTTTTGATAGATCGAGGTAGCACTTAATGAGTCAAGCTGGGGCATACCAGCTTGAGCTCTCATGGCCTGTACCCTATCTACAGCTTGTCTACCCGCTAAATCCGCTTTTTGAATTGCGGCGGGATCCATGTCAAACCTGTTTGGATCAAAGTACTTACCATATACCTCACTAGCTTTGTCATAAAGCCCTGAGGCTCGGTCCATCAACGAAGGTGAAGGTGGAGGAGCGCTACCACGACCATACCCAATTGATTCAAACTCCATGCCTTGACCGGGTTGCGCAGGAACCATCTGGTCAGGAACAGCAGTAGGGGCCGCTTGGATTGCTTGGTCTGCATTTACAGGCTGAACAGGGGGATTTATGCGCGAAGCTACCTGTGTTCCTTGTGATATGTCCATCCCAGGGCTACGATACTGAAGCACCTCTGCTTGAGGGGCGTCAGCAAAGTTTAAGGGTTGAGAAAAAGAGCCTCGTGCTACATCTTCAAGGGTGTTAACAGGTGGGGCGACGGAAGGAGTAGCAGCAGATGCGCCTATTTCTGCCGCGCTTGCGGATAAATCCACAGATGGGGCAGTGGTTCCGGCGATAGGTTGTGGTCCTTGAAGCGCGGCTCCTGATAGGTCAGTTATGGGCGCAGGGGCCTGGGTCGAAGCAAAGGCATCTGCCCCACCCATAATACCGGCAGTTGCACCGGCGGTAACACCACCTATGGCTCCTGCTTTTATGGCCTCTCCGATGTTTTTACCCTGCAATATTGCAGTCCCTGCGCCTCCCACAAACCCACTAACCGCAGCAATTCCTGCGGTGGAGGTAACTCCCATAAACCCAGCCGCTGCGGGGCCTATGAAAAACCCAAGCGCAATTGGAAGAACAATCCTGCCTATACTACTTTGAGCAAACCTTTTAACCGCATTGCCGATAGATTTAAAAAGCTTGCCTAAGAAAAACTCAGGCAACCCCGTTACAGGATTGATCGTGCCGCTTCCTCCACGGGCCTTGAGCAGTGCAGCTTCCTCAGGGGTGATGTGTGCAAGCATCGTGTCGCCAAAACGACCATACTGCGCCAGATCTGCAATGCCGCCACGCGCCATGCCCATCGGAGCAGGTTGCTCAACGGTCAAATAATCAAGCGCCATGTTCAACGCGACAAAGAACATCGGATCAAACTGCGCAGGCAGGACATCCTCAGGGATACCCTGTTGCATGTACTGACGACGAATTCTTTGATAATCCTGAGGCGTGGACAGGATTTCATCAACCATCTTATTAAGCAGCATGAGCATGTCCATGGGGATGGACTGTGCCCGCAGCTCATCCACAAATTCCTTAACGGCTTGTGGATCGGCCTGCATCGCCCCACTGAGCAGCTCATCGCTAAATTGCTTAGGAGGAACTTGCTCACGAAGCTGTTCAAATAACGCCTCTTCCTGGGGGTTGGCCCGTGGTTGAGGTGCTGCGCCTCCCGTTTGAGGGAGCGACATAATGCCTTGCATTTCTTCCATGTTAGTACCTTTCCTGTTGAGCCATGGTCCTTGGACCGCGCGTCGGGAAAGGACGCGAAAGATGGCCTAAATTATGCTCGATCACCCTAGTTCCTGTCCATCTCTAGATAGGAGATGACAAAGTCCACTGTCGTAACGCTTGAAGTTACCTTTAGCACATCTGTTTCTTCCATGTTCAACGGCACGCCGCTGAATACGTCCATGGTTGCATTGGTGGGCAGCACATACGACTTAAGTAGCGAATACCCCGTAGCCCCACCTGCTGGATAGAGCTTCACATCCAGTGTGGCGCTGTTGGCATTGCGGTTTGTGATGCGTAAAGACGCTACCGTGGCCGCATTAGCAGCGGGAACGGTATAAATAGCTGATTCTGTGGAAGCAGCGGGCGTCAACACCTCCCGAAAATATTTATTGGCCATGTCAAAAGGATGAGACGAAGTTAATGGTCAAAATGACCGAAGGGATTGCAGGCCGCGTGGGCGACGTTCCCGCAGCATAATGCTCTAAATACACATCAAGGCTATCGGACCACCAAGCAATTTCAAGATAGTCATTTGCAGGATCGTCTACAGTGAAGATACCTGTAATAGCGGGGACAACGTGGCTCCAGACACCTGAGCTTTTGCGAACAGGCACATCAAAACGCGTATTGCTGAGCGGGTAGTTTGTGCCGGTGTCCTTGGCCCATACTTCAAACTCCGCTGCCGTGTTCCCTCGATTAGTGACCTGAAGCGTGAAGGTGACAAGGTACTCCCCGGCACACGGCACTTTAATACGACTGTTGCTCTCAACCGAAATACCATTGCTAAGTGCCACGGTCGTGTAGGTCAGAAGATTCTCGCCTGTAATGCTAGCATTCGTTTGGTCAGCGTCAGACAACAGCATCGCATGAGGTAATGCAATGCCATTACTGACCTGAAAGCCACGGATCCCGGCTGCAAAACCAGCTCCCCCTGCGCCTGATCCAAACCAGCGCGATGCACCTGCTTGGTTTTGGTCAAAGATGGAACTGTAGGTACTATTAAGTTGCAGGATGATTTGTTCGAGTGATCGAACAAGCTGGTTAAATTGTTCAGGGCTGTACTGCGCAGAAGCGTTAGGTAGCCTGACGTTGAAGATTTTGCTCACGGTAATCTATCTATAGCCATCAGGTTGCAGGTCCACACGCATCGTGCCATAACGCCAGTTGTCGTCTTCTTGATCGCTTTCAATCCGAAGACTAATCTGCCTGCCTCGCGCGCGCGTATCGACCTTGTTCGTATCAGGCGCAATGACGTAAGGATCCAAGGAGCTTGGGTTGGCAGTCTCTTGCGGGTAGTAACGCAAAAGCAGATGCACCGTTAAATTGCCTACTTGGTTCTTAAAGTCAGGAATAAAGCGACGCATGTACATGACTTGGTCGCCATCGCCAATGTCAAAGTAGCCTGACTTGATATAGGACGTAATAGCCGTTTGACTGTCACCATCAACACCGTTAACCCCAACTTCTTGCAAGTACACCGCACCACGGCCAGCGGTCAAGCCATAAATTGTGCCATCAACTGGGGTTGCGGTGCTGTCTTCAAGGTATTCTGTGGCCACGGGATAGTTGTAAGTCCCAATGTCGTTCCAGGCTGTGCGTGGCATCGTACCCACATGCCACGTGTTCTCAAGGTAGTTATATGTAACAAAACGATTGGGGAAGGTCGCCCCTTCTGAACAGTACCACCACGTAACTTCGTTGAATTGAGAGTTCACCCCTGCGTGGAACTTGTTTGCTTGGCGAAACTCAATATCCTTGAATACGTAATCCTGGACCGTGCAAGGAAGCTTTTTAACTGTTCCGTCAAAGGCATAAAAAGCGTTGATGCCCATCCAATAGGCAACGCCGTTCACGTCCACCGCCGCATGAGGGCCAGCGCAGCCACAATTTGCGCCCAGCTGTTGAAAACTAAATGTGTAGGGAGGCCCTACGTACTGCATGCCGTGTAATGCGCCGTTAGTGAAAATCAAAATCTGACCGCGCGAACGTATGCCAGTGATGATCGTTGTACCATCCGTGAGCCTCTGCCCACCCGCTGTATTTGTAATGCTCTCTGAAAAAGTGTTCAAATCCTCTTGGTTAGAGAACCGAACAAACATGGGATCCTGAGAGGATGGAGTACCAATCGTGGCTTCCGTGCCCAAGCAAACAAAATGCCTGTCAGGCGTGGAGATTAGAGAAAACGCGCTTTTTGTAGGTGCACCATTAATTAGAGTAGCTCTAGAAGTGGGGGTGGAGGCATCAAAAAGGTAAGCAGGACCTTGGATCAGTTGGCATACAACGTTTTCCCCAAAATTATCAAACTGCCACACCCTGGAAAGAAGCGTTAAGGCCGCTGAAGCAGGGCGTGGCGTGCCCCAAGTCGATAGGCTCCAGGTTCCTACGCCCCAACCAAGGTCTTGGTAAGAATCATCTTGGCCCACGTTGATTTGATAGGCTCCTACCGTCGATGCTCCCCCGTTCCCCACATCTGAAGCGTTGGCAGTAACGCCTACTGTAATGGTGTAATTATTAGCATCAACGATGGTTTGGATCTCAAACTGAGCGTTTAGATAGGTGGCTGTGACATTTCCGCCCAAGGACACCGCACCGCTGTATGTGACAAAATCTCCTTGGATAGCGCCGTGCGCTGTGTCAGTGACCGTAACAGAACTGCTGCCGCTTGTTGCAGCAAAGGTCACCGCCCCTGCGGTGGTTGTCTCACGCAGAGGGGTGATGTCCGTCCAAATGCCTCCATAAAACGCATAAAGTTTTCGATTGGTTCCCACAATAAGACGTGGAATACCTTCAAGGTCGTTCCACGTAAAGACATCACTAGGCATGCCAATGATGTACTGTGCTTGCTCATTGAACCAAGTCCAACCGCCTAGCTTCTCGGGTAGGCCATAACGAAAACGGATATAGTCGCCGTCAATCCAGCCACCTTCAGCACCATATTCCGTGTTTTGTTTGTCAATTCCTGGTTTCAGGAATAGTCGCAGCAGTGGCATTCCTCACCTCATTAATGCAGCTTCTGCCGCCCTGCGGCGCGTGAGACCCGGAAGCACGCGACCCGCTGCTTTGTTCCAGAGCATACATTGCTCTGCCGCACCAGACCAATCCCCCGCATCAACACGTTTTTTGAACGTAGAAACTCGATAGTTCCCTAAGCCGCAATTGTAGACCCAGCTTACTGTTGCAGCAATGCGTCTCGGGGAGGCACTTGGAAACGTCGGACTAAGTTTGCAAACACCTACATAAAAGTAGGTTATGTGATGATCTAAGGCATCCTCACACTGCTGCATGGTCCATACGGTACCGGGTTGAATATCAGGACCGGTTGCACCCCAGCCAATTGTCCAAGGATGTCCCTTGGTTCCGGGGTCGGGATATGAGGTTACAGTTCCGTCAGGCAGACGCTTTGCTAGCCCTTCAAAGGGTTTAATAAGAACATTTTTAGCTAGCTTTTTAGCCTCATCGTTCATTTCTGATATTTTTCTATTGCGAGCTGCTTGCGTTTTTGCCACCAGATTTTTATGGACTCAGATTGTTTTTTCACTGATTCTTCAGATCGTTTTTTTCCAAGCCAGTGGCGTGATGACCTTCCCTTTCTTGCTTTGTCTTGCATATTGTCCGCATCAGTTCCAAGGAAAAGATGCTCTGGATTCACGCACTTGCGGTTGTCACACTTGTGCAGAACTAATAACCCAGAAGGTATTGATCCGTTAGTAAGTTCCCATGACATGCGATGTGCATTTACAGGGGTTTTTGAGTCAAGTGCAAATTGCCCATACCCTGTCTGCGTAAATACAGACCACTGCCATTCCCAGCACCCGCTTTCTACGCGGCTTACCTTAGACCAAAACCGACAAGCGATTGAACACTGCTTTTCCCTGCCGCCATTTTTACGTTCAAACAGTCTGCCGCAATGACTACAGTTTATTGGAATTTTTTTGCTCACGATTTTCTGTACTTTTCCAGCGGTCTACCAACAAAAAAGAATGAGATACACATCGTAAAAATACCAAAATCATCCTCATCCCAGACTTGAGTTACGACTTCTGTCCAGTTTGCGCCAGTTTGAAACGCCAGTACAAGCGCTGCTGCCTTGACCGTCGCGTACATGAAAAATAAACACCAAGTGATGCCGGGACGTACAAGAGCAGATATTCCAGCCACAAACCAGCCAGCAGCCTTTGCCG